GGTTTAATGTGTTCGCCACCGCCAACACGAAAGGTAAAGGTTCTGATGATGGTCGCTTTATCGGCACCAACGTGCTCAACGAAGCATTCCTTGAGCGTTTCCCTGTAACCTTTGAGCAAGCATATCCTGCTCCTGCTATTGAACAGAAGATTCTGGAAAGTGTCGCTCTGGATCTTGGTGTGGAAGATCGTGATTTCTGCAAGCGTTTGGTTGATTGGGCGGACATCATTAGGAAAACGTTTTATGATGGTGGTATTGAGGAAATCATCAGCACCCGTCGTCTGGTTCACATCATCCGTGCTTACAGCATCTTCCAAGACAAAGCAAAGGCAATTCAAGTGTGTGTAAACCGCTTTGATGATGAGACCAAACAGTCTTTCTTGGAACTTTATGATAAGGTGGATGCAGATTTCCAGATGCCCTCTCAACCTGAACTGACTGTAGAATATATTGACCAACAGCCCCAAACCTGATATAATTGGGGAAGGTAAATTATGACCCTTACTTTTATTATGGACGAATATCCTTACTCACAATATGAATTCACACTGTCTCAAAATGAAGAGACAGGAATGCTTAATTTGACAAAAACACCTGTTATGAGCGAATCTAAAAATCATCTCTGGAAATATAATGAAGATAAAATCCTCAAAGATGTTGAGGACTATGTGACAAGCACTTATGGAAGTCACTACTGTGGTCACAATCAAGATTATAAAGATATTCAAACTATTGACCTGATGGCTGCAAAAGACCTTGCACCTAGTTTTTGTCAGGCAAACATTCTCAAATATGGGAGTCGTTATGGTGACAAGGATGGGCGCAACAAGCGTGATTTGATGAAAGTCATTCACTATGCTATGCTTCTTCTGCATTTTGATGGGCATTATTCCCGTAAAGACAACGGACTTACTGAATTTACTCGCTGATTATTATGAAACTTTCTGACAACACTCTCACTGTTCTTAAAAACTTTGCTGGAATTAATAACTCAATTCTTGTGAAAAAAGGCAATCGTCTTCGTACCATTTCTGTTGCAAAAAACATTCTTGCTGAAGCAGACATTACAGAAGATTTTCCTCGTGAGTTTGCAATCTATGATCTCAATCAGTTTCTGAATGGTCTGGGTCTTCATCAAGACCCAGATTTAGATTTTAAGGAAGAATCCTATCTCAGCATCAAAGAAGGTAAGCGTCGTGTGAAGTATTTCTTTGCCGACCCGAATGTGATCATCTCTCCTCCTGAAAAAGAAATTAAACTTCCTTCTCAAGATGTTTGCTTTCAACTGGATAGTGTAACTCTGGAAAAACTACTCAAGGCAGCAGCAGTCTATCAACTACCTGACCTTTCGGCAGTCGGTGAAGCAGGTGTGGTCAAACTGGTAGTTCGTGATAAAAAGAATGATACTTCTAACGAATACTCCATCGTGGTTGGTGAGACTGATAAAGAGTTTACTTTTAACTTTAAAGTGGAAAACATCAAGATTATTCCTGGTGCATACGATGTTGTGGTGTCACAAAAACTTTTGTCACAGTTTACGAATACCAAGTACAATCTTTCTTACTGGATTGCTCTGGAACCTGATTCAACATTCGGATGAATATATTCGTTACATCGCCGTGGCCTGCCGAAAGTGCTATTTGTTTGCCTGATAAGCATATAGTCAAGATGCCTTTAGAATGCTGTCAAATGCTTTCTATTGTTGCATCTGAAAAGTGGGGGCATAATTATGGTCCCTTATATAAAAAAGATAATACTCCTTACCAAACTGAAAAAGGTGCGTTTCGTAATCATCCCTGCACTAAATGGGCAAATGAAAGTGTTCATAATGCTTATTGGTTGATTAAGTGGGGAATGAACTTGTGTGATGAGTATCGTTTGAGATATAGTAAAACTCATTCGTGTTATAATACTCTTGTACACGCTTATTATATCTTTCCAAAGGGAAAGATTACAGAAGTAACTCCATTTGCCCGTGCGATGCCAGATGAGTTTAAATTTGACACAAGCATTGATACATTTGAGGCATATAAAAGATATATTTCCTCAAAAACTTGGGTGAAGGACAACTATCTTCGTATGCCTCAAAGGCGTCCAGAATGGGTAGTATAAGTAGAGGACTAACACTTTTTTGTCTCAAAGATTGTTGTTTATCGCCCAATTTTGGATTACACTTGATTATTTTTATTTGTGAAAAATTATGAACTCCAACATCAAAGACAATCTATTCCAAATTCAAGAAGTTGCTATAAAGGCACTTGAAGAACATAAGAACTCTACTGAAAGGTTTAGTGGTGTAAATTATGGTGACTTGCAAGTTGTTGATGTGTGGGTAAAATATAGTATTGACGATGAGGATTTGGTTTATGGTGTGTTGATTGAAGAATGCTCTCCAACTGCTGACGAATTACGGGATTATATGGTAGAATACCTGAAAGAAAACCTCCCTGATTATTTGAGGGATTTTGTATATGTTGAATTGGAATGGTAAAAAACCTTATAAACCAAAAATACGAATAGACAACTCTGGGGCAAGTGAATGGGTAAATATTGCCGAGTATTTTATGAGTGATGAGGGACAAGAGTTTCTCAAAAAATCAAATGAGTTTGCTAAACGACACATCAAGAAAACCTTCGTGGATAAATTAAATTATGACAACTGATTTTCTTTTCGTAGAACGATATCGTCCTCAAATAATTGATGACTGTATTCTTCCCGATGATACTAAAAAAACATTTAAAGAGTTTGTAGAGAAAGGTGAGATTCCAAATCTTCTTCTTTCTGGACCTCCTGGTATTGGTAAAACTACAATTGCTAAGGCACTCTGTAATGAATTAGGAGCAGATTATTATATTATCAACGGATCAGATGAGGGGCGTTTTTTAGAGACTGTAAGAAATCAAGCAAAGAACTTTGCCTCAACTGTTTCACTTACTGGGTCTTCTAAGCATAAAGTCATCATTATAGATGAGGCAGACAATACAGGTAATGATGTTCAACTCTTACTACGGGCGAATATTGAAGCATTTTATAATAACTGTCGATTTATTTTCACCTGTAACTACAAGAACAAAATTATTGAACCACTTCATTCTCGTTGTGCCGTCATTGACTTTACAATCAAAGGAAAGCAAAAGGCACAACTTGCAGGAGCGTTTTTCAAGAGACTCCAAAATATTCTTGATGAGGAAAGGATTGAATACGATCCAAAAGTTCTTGTTGAAATTATTTCCAAGCACTTTCCCGATTTCAGGAGAGTCCTTAATGAATGCCAGAGGTATTCTACCGGAGGTAAAATTGACTCTGGAATTCTTGTATCTTTCTCAGATATTGCAGTAAGTAATCTTATTGAACATATGAAAGATAAGAATTTTCCAGAAGTAAGAAAATGGGTTGTTACAAATCTTGATAACGATGCAAATCTTATTTTGCGTCGTCTCTATGATTCTTGTTATGAATCATTAATTCCTTCCACAATTCCGTCTGCAGTTTTAATTATTGCGAAGTATATGTATCAAGGATCTTTTGTTGCTGACCAGGAGATTAATCTTCTTGCTGCTCTGACTGAAATGATGTGTGAGGTTGAGTTTAAATGAAAGTACCTAATAAAGGAGAACTGATGCATCTTAAAATTCAAGCAGCAATGCGAGAAAACATTTTTGATGATACTCAACTAAAATACTTGGGAGAACGTGCAGGTCGTCACTGGTATCTTATTGATGGTAGGCATGAAGTATCTTCGAATCAATTTGAAGAATTTGACATTGTTGACGATGGAGATGAATGTGAATCAATATAAAATAAATAAAGCAACTCTATACGAATATCCAGTTAAAACAACTCCTGAAAATGTAAAAGAGGCAAATGAAGGTCTCTTTCGTGCTAAAATGACTCTTCCTGCTGCCGCAAAGCATTGTGGTATGACACAGAAAGAAATGAAACTAACTTTTTTTGAGTACCTTAAGTACAACAAACCTGATTATGAAGTCTCTTAAAACCCCGTTACGCTACCCTGGAGGTAAGTCCCGTGCTTGTGTCAAGATGGACCTTTACTTTCCAGACCTTCGCAATTATGATGAATTCCGAGAACCATTTCTTGGTGGAGGAAGTGTTGCAATTTATATCACCAAGAAGTATCCAAATTTAGATATTTGGGTGAATGATTTGTATGAACCTCTTGTAAACTTCTGGCAACAACTTCAGATGTTTGGGACTGATCTTAAAGATAAACTGGTAGATCTTAAGACTGCAAACAATACTCCAGAGTTAGCAAGAAAACTTTTTCTTAAAGCAAAGGAGCAAATCAATGACCAAACCTTATCTAGTATTGATCGTGCCGTTAGCTTTTATGTTGTTAACAAGTGCTCTTTTTCTGGTCTCACAGAATCCTCATCCTTTTCACCGCAAGCATCCAACGCTAATTTCTCATTGCGAGGGATTGAAAAACTGCCTGCATATTCTACGTTGATCTCACGTTGGCGTATAACTAATTATTCCTATGATTATTTGATGGATGGAAACAAGAGTGCTTTTATGTATCTCGACCCTCCTTATGACATTAAGGATAATCTCTATGGGAGAAAAGGATCAATGCACAAAGGATTTGATCACGATAAGTTTGCTGCTGATTGCGACTCTAACAATATGGATCAGTTAATCAGTTATAATTCTGATCAACTTGTAAAAGATAGGTTTAAGAAATGGAACGCTGCTGAATTTGATTTGACTTACACGATGCGTTCTGTGGGAGAATATATGCGTGAACAAAAACAACGTAAAGAACTATTGCTTTTTAATTATGGAATTGAAGGACTGGTTAAACTCGATCAATCAGACGAAGAAGCACCTGATTGATGAAGACCCTTCACTTGAGAAGGAATATGCACCATATATTATCAATCGTTGTCTTTCCGGAGAAATTGATTGTATTATGTTTGCGAATGAAATGAATCGATATCATTTCCTCCCCAAAAAAATGCAATATGACTTTTTTATAAATAGTCTGAGGAAAAAGAAGAGATTTTCTCCCTGGCTCCGACAAGATAAAATCAAAGACCTTGATTATGTCAAACGTTATTATAGTTATAGTAATGAAAAGGCAAAACAAGCTTTGAGGATTCTTACTAAAGAACAACTTACTTTTATAAAATCGAAATTTGAAACTGGAGGAACAAAATGAGTGTTTTTCAAGAACCTGAAGTGAAGTGGATGCCCGATCAAATGGTGGAAGTGATTCTCAATGAACCTGATGATTTTCTAAAGGTTCGTGAGACTTTGACCCGTATCGGAGTTGCTTCAAGAAAAGAAAAGAAAATCTATCAGTCTTGCCATATTCTACACAAGCAAGGTAGATATTACCTAGTTCATTTTAAGGAACTATTTGCTCTAGATGGTAAGCACGCAAACCTTACTGTGAATGATGTACAGCGTCGTAACCGTATTGTTCAACTTCTTGCTGATTGGGGTCTAATTGAGATTGTTGATGTAAATAAGATTCAAGACATTGCTCCTTTGAATCAAATCAAAGTTCTTTCTTATAAGGATAAGGGAGACTGGATTTTGGAAACCAAGTATAATATTGGTGCTAAAAAGAAAAAGGTAGAGGATGCCGAATAATAAAGTAGGGAGTTCTGCACTCTCTTTTTTATTGTTATTTAATATATAATAGTGAAGACGCCGAAAGGGTCTACAAAACACAAACTCGCTTTAGAAAAGGAGCTACCATAATGACTAACCTCACAAGGTATACTGCTGCGGATCTTCCTACTTTAATGGAAAAGATCACCAGAAACAGTATTGGTTTAGATGAATACTTTGATCGCTTATTTACAATTCACGAAACAACTTCCAATTATCCTCCTTATAATCTTGTTCAGATTAGTAATGTCGAATCAAAATTAGAACTTGCACTTGCTGGATTTAAGAAAAAAGAAGTTTATGTATATACACAAGATGGTAAACTTTTCGTGGAAGGTCAGAAAGAAGACAAAGAAACTGACACTAGGTACGTCCACAAAGGTTTAGCACAACGTAGTTTTACACGTTCTTGGACACTTTCTGATGATACGGAAGTTAGATCAGTTGATTTTGAAGATGGGCTTTTGACTATTACTCTTGGAAGAATTGTTCCTGAGCATCATAAACGAAAAGATTATCTCTAAATAGAATTGAATATCGTCGCCGCGAGGAGCATCTGGCAAAATCCAGGTTGACTCCTCCTTTTTTTAGTGCTATACTAAGTAAAAAGAAGAATCTTATGTCAGTGAAGTTATTTTTATTGAAATCTGGTGAGTATGTGGTTTCCGATGGAAAAGAACTTATTTCGGATGAAAAACCTTGTGGATATTTGCTTGAAAATCCATTTAAGGTAACATTAAATGCTCCAATTTTTTCTGCAGAGAACTCTGAAGAATCATCAGTTCAAGTTTCTCTTTCTCCTTGGATTATATTAACTGAAGATAAACAAATTCCAATTCCATTTGATTGGGTAGTTACTGTTGTAGATCCACTTCAAAATTTAAAAAATATGTATGAGGAACAAGTAAATGGAGAATGTAATCAAAATTCTAGCATTAGTCAATAATTTAATTCTGATTAGTCAAATTGAAGAAGTTGGTGCTGATATTGGAGAACCTGATTGTAAATTAACAAACCCGTTTGTAGTTAGAAGTGACCAAACTTTGGAACCATTTCTTTGTGGATATACAAAAGAAAAAACTTTTATGATGAGTTCGGAAAAAATTCTCACTCTTGCCGATCCAACTCCGACACTGATTGAAAAATATGAGGACTTAATTAAAGAATGAGATTTTATACAAACGTTCAAATGGTCGGGGACCACTTCTTGGTTCGTGGTTATGAAGATGGTAAACACTTTATGACCCGTGAGAAGTTTTACCCGACTCTTTTTGTCCCTTCTCAAAAGAAAACTAAATATCAAACTCTCAATGGGGAGTATGTAGAAGCAGTTCAACCTGGTTCCGTTCGTGACTGTCGTGAATTTGTTAAGAAATATGATGGTGTAGAAAACTTTAAAATCTACGGAAATACACAATACATCTATCAATACATCTCTGAAATGTATCCAGAGGAGGAACTGAAATTTGATATCAGTAAAGTTAAAGTTACTACACTTGATATTGAGGTTGCATCGGAGAATGGATTCCCTGATGTAGAATCTGCTGCCGAAGAAGTTCTTTTGATTACTATTCAGGACTATTCTTCTAAACAGATTCGTACTTGGGGTATGGGTCCATTTAAAAATCAACAGAAGAATGTCATCTATCGCTCTTTTAATAGTGAGCGTGATTTGTTGATGGACTTTATCAATTGGTGGATGGTTGAAGAAAATACACCAGAAGTTGTGACTGGTTGGAATATTGAACTGTATGATATTCCATATCTTATTCGTCGTCTGGATAGAGTTCTTGGTGAAAAATTGATGAAGCGTATGTCTCCTTGGGGACTCGTGACAGAAGATGAGGTTTATATCTCTGGTCGCAAACACATTTCTTATGATGTCGGAGGCATCAGTCAACTTGATTATTTGAATCTTTATAAGAAGTTTACTTATAAGGCACAAGAATCTTATCGTCTTGACTATATTGCAAGTGTGGAGTTGGGACAGAAGAAACTAGACCACTCTGAGTTTGATACTTTCAAGGACTTCTATACCAAAGGATGGCAGAAGTTTGTAGAATACAACATCATTGACGTGGAACTTGTTGACCGTATGGAAGACAAGATGAAACTGATTGAACTTGCTTTGAC